GTATTCCAGTCATTTTTCCGCGCTCCTTGGGAACTACGTATAGTTCCAATTGTTTTGCAAATTTATCTTTACTATAAGGAAACTCCAACAAACATCCAATCATAAACCCTGTCGGCTCTTCCTTTTTCAACGAAACAATCCCAAACATGTTAGGTTTATTCATTGCTGCAAAGAAATAGTTTATAACTTTCTCTTTGTTAATCTCAACTCTATTCCCCCAGGCAGATTCTTTTAAGAAGTCTTTACTTACTTCTTGAATCCAATAAAGATCTTTCTTTTGGAAAAATCTCCACTTCATTTTTATGCAACCTTTTCCTCCATTGTTTCAACTAATGTTTCAGATTCAGGATCTAAAGAATTCATCATATCATACATTCTTTTTGCACCTGCATATCTGTCACCACCACCTAAATTTTCAACAGCTTTAGCTGTAACAACAAACTCTCCATCACTTAGCATTGCTGGAATCTTGTCATCTTTTGGGCCACCTGGGCCACTGACCTCGCCTCCTGCATTACCATACATGTACTTAGAATTAATCTCGTCAAAAATTTCTCTAATTTCATCGTCATCCATTTTCATAATGTCTGATGGATCTATGTTACCATACCCATCTAATAAATGACCACGCATTTCGTCTACTCCAATACCTCTTCTGTCATCAACAGAAGCTTCTTCAAAAATATCTAAATCTTCTATGCCTTCATACCCTGGACCTTGAACAATTTTTTCTACGTTAATATTTTCTTCGTCAATATAATTCATAGGGTCTGACATCATTCCGGCACCGCCGTTAGCATAACCTTTTACTTCTCCCCCGTCGGCGTAAGGAGTAAATTTAAATTCACTAGGAACGTAACTGTAATAAGGATTAGTCATATCCTCATACATCTGTTTCATTCTTTCTTTTTCACGTCTTCTCATTTCTTCTCTAACTTGATCTTCATCTGGTTGTCCACCAGTATATCCAGCAAGTAATGGTAGTGCTGATCTTAAGTCAAATGATCCAGCTGCTATTTCATTTCCTAAAATTCCTTTTCTTGCAGTTTGATTTCTTAATAAATCTTCAAAATTCATACCTGGCATTGTTTTGTAAGTAGGGTTTCCTGCTTGGGCATACGTTGCAACTCTATCCCCAAATCCTCCTGTATAAATGTTACGATTAGGTGGTCCACCTTGATAGTCTACAACTGGAGGATTAGTATATCCAGTCATACGCGGATTTTCCATTCCTGTTGGAATCATAAAGTCTGACCCACCAGGTTGTGTTAATACATCAAAGGCACTAATACCACCTTTACCATCTAATTGATTAGCAAAAGCATTTGCCTTCATGTAAGCAAATGGTAAAGAAGAAAGAGCACCATACAGTGCAGCTTTTTCTGGATTTTTTTGGCCCATTAATCTAGCTAAACCATAACTTGTTAAACCACCAGTTACAGGTGCTTTAAGAAGCATAGGCATGGCACCAAACTTACTACCGTATCCTCCTAGTAGTGAACCTAGTCCACCCATTTTTCCTCCACCACCCATCATTGCCATTAATTTAGGTGATAGATAAGGTGCAGCTGCCATGGCTGCAATTGGTAATAAAGGTTTTGCTTTTTTAACTATATTTTTAATTGCTGAATCAAAAAATCCCACTCTAAACGTCTCCTGCTTTACCCTCTAGTATTTTGTGAATTGCTGCTTGGATAACAACATCTTGTCTAATGTGTTCCGCTTTTGTAGCAGTGGCAGGATTTGCAACATCATCATCAGCTTCTTTTGCTGATCCGTATTCTTGTCCTGTTTGTGTATTGGTTATAGTAATTTCTGCTGGGACAACGATTTTTGGTACTTGTTCACCATTAATCTCAACATATTCTACTATACCATCATCTTTTATAGGCATATTCTCTCCTTATAGCAAGTATTTTGTATCTTTTCAATCATTATGATATTTCCAAAAGTGATACATAAACATTAATTGGTTGGGCATTTGTATTAATTTTAAGTATATCTCCAGCTTCTAGTATACCTATATCACCAGAAGCAAGGTAAAACCACGATTTTGTGTATTTATCTGCTACAGTACCATCATAAGCAATAGCTGTATTATTAATTTTTAACGTTAATTGTGCTGATCCTCCTGAGTTATTGTATACCCAAGCTGTTTTAATAATAGCTGTTGTAGCAGCTGGACATGTGTAGATGGTGTGATCTCCCGTAGAAGATTTAGTCACCATTACTTTTTTATATGCGTTAGCCATTATGATATAAACCAGTTAAAAGCTTCATCATCATTCCTAAGTGTTTCAGGTGTATACGAACTGTTTAATAATTGTACTAGCTGATCTAATGTTTGTATTAATTGATTAATCTGTGCTTCATTGTATTCAGAAGGTGCTTGTGGTAATCTTGGTATATTTATCTGTGCCATTATCTCATTCCGTCTGGTTGTACATCTGCACGGTATGTGCCATAGCGCCAAGTTGTGTCTACCGCAGAGCTAGATATTTTTAAGGATGCCTGTCTTCCACGTGCACGTGTATCTACTTTAGCTGTTGATGTTGTAATATTATAAGGACCATTAGTAACACTATTACTAGCAGGATATAATTTAAAATTAAGTTCTACATTAACAGTTCCTTGTTGATTTTTAAAATCAGGAATAAATCTTTTTATAGACATAAGTCTTTCCCCAGCTTGAGGAATAACAAAATCACCAGAAGTGATATGTGATGCAAGTGCGCTACCATCAGCATCATTTCCATTTTCTTGTGCATACATATAACTTCTACCAGCAGTAAGCCCAGTTATTGTACTAATTGTAGAAGTCGTATCTGTTGCTGAATAGTCAAGCGCATAGGGAAAACCATACACACCTTTATCTGCCCATGAAGATCTAGATAGTGTGCCAACGCTCCAAACGTTTTCTTGATAATTATACGTAACACAACGATCAATGACATTAGATCCATTAGAACAATAGAACCAAGTTACTTCGTTAAACTCTGTATTTAAACCAGCAAAAGTGTCTTTTTGTGAGGCTTGATCAATATCTTTAAATACATAATCTTCTACGCTGCATGGTATTTTTTGAACTGAACCATCAAACATGAAAAAAGAATCAATACCCATCCAAAAAGATCTACCATTAGATTCTACAGCTGCGTGTTGTCCTATACAACCACAAGCAGAACCTAATTGTTGAAAACCAAAAGTAAATGGAGATCCAATTAATTGCATTTGATACAATGCAGTATCGGACCAAATTAATACAGCACCACGTGAACGTTTAGCTGTGACAAGTTTAGACCCATCTGTTAATCTTTGTGAACCTGCAGTGTTAGTAGCAGTAGGTGTCCATGTTGCCGGGTCTTCTTGATCTGACCAACGAAGAAACATATCATCTCTTGTTGAAGCAGTTCCTATAGTTGTTTCGGTGCCAAAACAAATAACATGTCTATCAGTACCAGAAACTAATACAAATCTACTAGATGTTGGAGCACCTGAAACAGCAGTTCTATTTGCACGTTGAACTGTTGATGTACTAGCTGATGTATCCCAGTAATATAAACTACCATTAAGTTGTTGACATAATACATCTTCTCCCCAGTTGTCCAAGGACCATTTACCTGAGTCTAACTGTACGGAATCTGGTGCTGCAAGACCAGCTCTTGTTGTACCCCATGTAGATAATCCCCATGTACCTGCACCCCATCCATAACCTAGTATAGAAAAAGCGGGATTAGTATTTATTTGATATTCTGCCGTTCCTGTGACACCACTAGCACCAGTGCCAGTAGCTGCAGCCTTGGCTGTGATAACATAATTGTTTGTATCTGTAATAGATTGTATTTCAAATTCACCTTCTAGATTACTGGCTGTAATTCCATTAGCCGTGCCTGAAACACTAGATATAGTAACAAAGTCACCTTCTATAGCGCCATGCGTAGCGTCTGTTACGGTAACAGAAGTGGATCCATTTACTGTAGTAAAATTAGTTATTGATGCGCCACTTTCTCTTATTGGTGTGATGTCATACCACGCTTGATTTTGATAAACGTAAAGTTTTTTATTAGTTCCAGTAATTGTATATTGATCACCGTCTAAAGAAAACCAAGTTACAATACCACGTGCTGCACCTACTAAAGCACTTGTAGATACTTTAGACCAACCACCTATTTTCTCTGGAAGTCCATAACGAAAACGAACATTATCACAATCTATCCAACGCCCTTCAGCGCCGTATTGAGTGTCTTGTTTATCTATTCCTGGTGCTACCTGAACTTTGATTAGCGTCATTTAGTCTCCTATACAGCGCTATCGTAAAATCTAATCCAACGCTCAGTACCGTTAATTCTTACCCTTATTGCCCCTGCTTTACTTCCAGCAGAAGCTGTAGATGAAGATAAACTTTTTGAGCTATCAGCTGCTGATGTTCCAACAAAGTTAGTAAAAGCATAATCTTGATCTAATTGTTCTAATTCTAAAACTGGTTGAGAACCAGTTGCTGAAGACTGATTAACATGTAATTTAGCACTAGGTGCTGCTACTCCTACACCAACTCTATCAGTGCTAGCGTCTGTTTGTAAAAGAGTTGTATCTGTATCTCCTTCAAACCTAGCATCTCTATCAGCGCCAGCTTCATTAAATACAAAAGTACCGCCATTAAGTGAAACATCACTACCAACAGTTAAAGTTCCAGTAAGCGTCATGTTTGGTAAATTTTCTGGAATATGATAAGCAGTTGTTCCATCCGTATAAATAAAATGTAAACACGTATTAGTTAAGGTCACTGGTGTTCCACCAGCAGGACCAAAAGTAAGTGCATTACCAGCTCTTGTTGTTGAATCTTTTATGACATACCAATTAGGATTTGCTTCACAAGTCAGCGCTGTTGCACCACTCAATGTCCCTGTTAAATTTAAAACTGCTCTACTTTGTTGGTCACCTGTACCACCACTAGCAACAGTTAATGCCTGGGAGGTACCTGTAATAGATACAGATGTATATCCTTTAATTGCATTTTCTATTTTCTCTAAGTTATCGTTTGTTTTACTACCCCATGTACCAGCATTTGCACCAGTGGTCTGGAGGTCTAAATTTAATATTGTCGAATCAGCCATATTATCTCCTTATCCTGTTGGAACGACAGTCCATGTGTTTGCACTGGAATCATCTACACCATTCCAGATTGTTAGTTTAGGGTCCCCT